TGTTGCAACAGAATGGAACAATGCGTTGCTAGCAATTGAAAATGCAAACATAGGTTGGGCCGCAATTCAACCAGCATTAGACCGCGGATATGAAAATTTATTTTATACATATAAAGATGACGGATATGTTGATATAGATGTGCAACTTAAAAAAGGTTATGATATGAAGGATAAGACTCAAATGGTTCCCGGAGTATCAACAACCGTACGTACACGTCCGCTAATGATATCGTCGCTTGAAATGTATATGAGAGAACGAACTCCAGTAATTCGTTCAAAAAGATTAATACAAGAACTTTTTGTTTTTGTATGGTTAAATGGCAAAGCACAATCGCAAAACGGATATAATGATGACCTTGTTATGTCTTTTTGTATTGGATTATGGTTACGAGATACATCGCTTAAACTGCGACAACAAGGAATTGAATTGCATAAACGTGCACTTTCACAATTTACAAAAACTGATTCTGTAATTTATACTGGTAAGAATATGAATAACGGATCTGACAGTTGGAAATGGAATAACGGTTTTAATGATGAAGATTTAACTTGGTTAATCCGTTAAATATACCCTGTTCTTTAATCAGTTATATTTATAATAAAATAAAAATAAAACTATGGCATCTTTAGCTAAACGATTACGTAATTTATTTGCAACGAATGTAATAGTTCGTGCATATGGAAAAGATAAACTTCGCGTTGTTGATACGAACCGACTTCAGTCCGTTGGTAATTTAAATCAAAGTAAAATTGCAGATAGATATACACGATTGCATGGTGCAAATAAACATCGTGTAGGTGGTATGGGTGGTTATGATTCTAACTACTATATGCATCAAAATCGTATGCAACTTTATGCTGATTATGAAATGATGGATAAAGATCCTATTATTAGTTCGGCATTGGATATATATTCTGATGAATCTACACTTGCAGATCAATTTGGTGATATTTTAACAATTAAATGTAACAACACGCAAGTACAAAAAATACTTTATAATTTATTTTATGATGTATTAAATATAGAATTCAATTTATGGACTTGGATTCGCAATATGACCAAATATGGTGATTTCTTTTTAAAATTAGATATTGCCGATGAATATGGAATTATTAATGCACGTCCATTTTCTAGTTATGAAATTGAACGTTGGGAAGAATATAATGAAGTTACTGGCGAATATGAAATTAAATTTAAACATATTGCAGACCAACAACGACAATATGATGTTTTTGAAATAGCACATTTCCGTATGTTATCGGATTCTAATTTTTTACCATATGGTAGATCAATGTTAGAGGGAGCTCGTAAAGAATTTCAAAAACTTATGATGATGGAAGATGCAATGCTAATACATCGTATTATGCGTGCTCCAGAAAAACGTATTTTTAAAATTGATATTGGTAACATTCCACCAAATGAAGTTGATTCATTTATGGAAACCATTATCAATAAAATGAAAAAAATTCCACATATCGATCCAACGACGGGTAATTATAATCTTAAATTTAATTTAAATAACATGTTAGAAGATTATTACTTACCAGTTCGTGGCGGAAATTCAACTACTGCAATTGATACGTTACCTGGTATGACATTTACCGGAATGGATGATATTGATTATATCAAACATAAAATGATGGCCGCTTTAAAAATTCCTAAACCATTTTTAGGATATGACGAAGGGGTTGAAGGAAAATCTACTTTAGCATCAATGGATATTCGTTTTGCTAGAACAATTGAACGAATTCAAAAAATTACAACATCTGAATTAACTAAGATTGCAATTATACATTTATATGCACAAGGTTATGAGGGCGAAGATTTAATTAGTTTTGAATTAGAATTAACCGCACCATCAATTATATATGATCAGCAAAAAGTTGCATTAATGACTGAAAAAATGACATTAGCAACCGCAATGCGCGATTCAAAATTAATTTCTGATAAATACATTTATGAATACATATTTAACATGTCAGAAGATCAGTGGTTACAAGAACGAAGCAATGTTGTTGAAGATTTAAAATTGCGATTCCGTCAAAATCAAATTGAACAAGAAGGTAATGATCCTGCGGTAACTGGTCAATCATTTGGCACTCCGCACGATTTAGCAACAGTTCATATGTCGACCAGTGACGTCGAAGATAAAGATGCAGGAGGCCGTCCGAAAGAAGGAATTAAATTTGGACAACATAAAAATGAATTTGGATGGGATCCTACGGGTATGAAAAGTATAAATCAAGCATTTAATCCGGAAAATCAAAAGTCAGCATTTTTACCAGATCCAAAGGCAGCAAAGACAGCTAGAGCTATTTCTGCCGAAAATATTAATATGTTGAAAAAAATAAAAACAAAACAAACATCGATCATTACAGAATCACTTAAAACCAATGAAAATCAAAAACAAGATTTAGATTCTGGAACAATGTTAGATGAAAAGAACATTTTATAAAAGTAAACATATTTATTAAAAAAATAAAGTACTGAACATATGAAGAAATTAAAACATTCGAAATATAAGAATACCGGCATTCTTTTTGAAATGTTAGTCCGAAAATTAACTTCGGAAACACTAACATCAAATAAGTCAGTTACTATAGATATTATCAAAAAATACTTTGGAAAAAATACCGAATTAGCAAAAGAATTACAATTATATAATGCATTAGTAAAAGAACAATTCCGTAGTGAAGCTCAAGGTTTGGATTATATTCGCACAATTAAAAATGCATATGCTAAATTAAATCAAAGTATTTTAAAACGACAAAAATATAATTTAGTTAAAGAAATTTCTGAAAAATTTGTATTTTCTGATTTATCAAAAATTCACATCAATAACTATAAAGCATTAGCTTCTATTTATATGTTGTTTGAATATGAAGAAACAGATAACCCAAAACAGTTATTAGAATGTAAAAATGTAATTCTAGATAATGGATTAATTGTAGAAAAAAAATCTATAGTTAAAGATCCATTAATGGAATCATTTGAATCGCAACCAAAAGAAATACGATTATTAACATACAAATTACTTGTAGATAAATTCAATGACAAATATTCTATTTTAGATGAATCGCAAAAACAATTATTAAATAAATACATAACTAATGTTAATGATACTACAGCTCTTAAAGAATATATTCAAGTTATAATTCCGCAAATTAAAAAACAATTGTTTGAACAATCAAAATTAATTAACGACAAAGCTACTAAAATAAAAGTCAAAAAGCTTTCAGAAATGCTATGTACGGTAGAAAATATGAAAGCTATTAAAGAATCTCATATACTTTCGTTATTAAGATACTATGATCTAATTAAAGAATTAAAAGGATTACATTGATGAAATCGTTATTAAATGAAATGAAAAAGCGTTTTGATGAGATTGAATCAAGTGATTATTGTGATTCATGTGATAGGCCAAAAGATCAGTGTGTTTGCGAAAATGAAGAAGAATTAGACGAACAAAACGTAACAGGTGCAGTAGCAGGATTTAGTACTCCAGCTGCATTTGCTAAACCAGGTAAATGGAAAAATAAAACAAAAACGTATGAATCTGTAAATACTCCACCATCATTTCGATGGAAAGATGATACATATCAACATCCAGAATCAGAAGAAGAAGAATTCAATGATAAATTTCCATTTAGCGATGATGAAAACGATTGGTTTAATAAATCATATGAATATCCATCGAAACCTATGCCAAATAAACCAAGTAAACATATGAAAAGCGTTTCGGAAATTATAGATAAAAAATATGAACATTTAGTTGAATCATATCGAGCTTATACAACGGGAAATTCAAAATCATCGCCGGAACAAAAAATAAAACAAACCATTAAAGAAGTTGCTCGACAATTGCAAGAAATTGAACAAACAGTGAATTATGCATCTCGTTTAAAAACTGAATCTGGTGTTGCAAGAAATGGATATGGTACTTCGGTAGAAAAATCATTAAATAAAATATCAGAACGATTAATTAAAATATCAGAACGTGTAAGAGCATTAGGAGAATAAAATGTCAAAACAACTAATAGTAGAATATATGCCATTTAAGCCTGTTGGTTCATTAACTGAATCAAGCGGTGCTGCATATGGAATACCTGGTGGTTTTGTTGTACAAGGAGTTTTGCAACGAGCAGGAGCCAAAAATCAAAATGGTCGAGTCTATCCAAAACATATTTTAGAAAGAGAATGTCATCGTTATCAACGAGAATATATTGATCAACACAGAGCATTAGGAGAATTAGATCATCCAGAATCATCTGTTGTCAATTTAAATAATGTTTCGCATAACGTTTTAAAAATATGGTGGAGCGGCGATGATTTACAAGGAGCAGTACAGATACTAGATACTCCATCTGGTAAAATTCTTAAAGAACTTTTTAGAGCAGGAATTACATTAGGCATTTCATCGCGCGGATTAGGTTCAGTTAAAGAATTGCGAAATGAGGGGGTGGTAGAAGTTCAAGAAGATTTTGAATTAATATGTTGGGATTTCGTATCTAATCCATCAACGCATGGGGCTTTTATGCGTCCTACGCACATGAACGAATCTGTTAATAAAATGGCACATACAACTAAATATAATAAAGTAAACGACATCATTACATCAATTTTATGTGAAGATGGTAAATGTAGGATAATATAATGAAAACGAATTTAAAATATATTTTGGAAATGATCACTGAAGATCAGCCACAACCGTTATCAAAAGAAGAAAAAGCTGAATTCGTTGCGCAAGTAAAACGTTTTTCTGAAATGTCTGATTCAGTATATGGTCGTGGCGATTTGCAAGAATTAACGGAACGAGTTAAGGATATCGTAAATAAAGCAGAACAAATTGCATCTGAATCTGGAGATTGGTTTGATAACGTAACAATTAAGCGTCATATGAAAACATTGAATGATTCATATAAAGTATTTGAATCAACAGCAAAAGAAATGAATCAATTACAACAACGATTGAGTGCAGCATATGAAGATATTGCGTCGGGTTTAAGCAAATATTTTGAAGTTAAATAATTTGGATTAATGAAAAAAATTTATTATTATAAAAAGGTAGATGATGAGCAAGTTTAGAAAATTATACAAAGAATTCTTTGGATTAAAAGAACAAGAAGAAAAAACTATACAATCATCTCCTTATAAGTTTACTAAAGATGACGTAACTAATGCAAAAGAAATTGCAGCTGCAATGAAAGACTTAACGGCTACAATGAAAGAAGGAGATTTAGATGAAGCACAATTAGTTAATAATTTAACTGATTATCGAGGCGGAGTTGAATATGTACTTCGAGATCCGGCCATCGCACAACAAACGTCACAAGAGATTCAAGAATGGGCAGAAAGAAAAGGTTTTACGGTGATTAAAAAAACATTATCGCAATCTGGTAAAATTGGATATTTTTATTTTAGATTAGGACAAGATCCTGCATTAGAATCACAAAAACTTCAAGGTTATTTAGCACAGAAACCAGAATTAAAACATTTTAGATTCAATGTTAGACAATCTGCAAAGACCCCACAACAAGAAATTTAATTAATCATATATGAATAAAAAACAAAAACAACATCAAACAATTGTACCAGGCAACCCTACAGCTGTAAATGTAGTAAATCAAGATTTAGGATTTGCAATGCGCACTTGGAAACGTAAAGTAAAAGCTACCGAAGTTTTAGAAAAAACAAAAGATCGCAAAGAATTTATAAAACCAAGTGTCAAACGAAGAAAACAAAAACAAGCTGCACAATTTATGCAAAGGATTAAAGATCTACATTCACTTTAAGATTTTTAAGATTTTTTAAGGCCCTAACAAAAAAGTTAGGGCTTTTTTACTGTTTTTTTATTCAATGGTATATTTATTTGTAAATACGCTATTTCTTATATAGTGTCTATAATTTAATTATTCTATTAAGATTCAAATAATCTTATTTCCAAAAAACAAATTTAAGGAGAAAAAAAATGGCAAAATCAGACTTGCTAAAACAAGCAATTGCTGATGCAAAGACAGTTAAGGAAACTGCTCTAGCAAATGCAAAAATTGCTTTACAAGAAGCATTCGCTCCTAGACTCGAAGCTATGTTGCAAACAAAGCTACAAAACGAAGTTGAAGGCGAAGAAGAAATGCCTGCAGAAGAACCAGTAGTAGACGCTGGTGCAGAAGCGGGAGCGGAGATGGGTGACGATTTCAGTTGGACAGATGATACTTTAGCAGCATCAGTTGGTGGTAAAGATTATAACTTCCAAGTTGGAATGGCCGGTGAAGAAGAAGAAGGTGCTGTAGCGCCTGCAGAAGAAATGCCAGCATCAGAAGAAGAAATGACTGCTGAGTACAATGAGGGAATGCATATGGCAGAAGATGATCTAGAATTGGAATCTATCATTCGTGAATTAGAAGGAGATTTAGATACAATGCCAGAAGAAGATGTTGATGATATGTCTATGTCTATGGAAGGAATGTACGAAGGAGAAGAAGAAGAAATGATGCCAGAAGGTATGTATGGTGATGAAGATGAAGATGATAGCATTGAAGAAATTATTGAAGCAATTCTTCGTGAAGAAGGCGGAAATGAATTTCCAGAAGATAAAGAATCAGATTCAATGACCATGACAGAAGATGAAGTTGACGCTATGGCAATGGAATTAGATGACACTAAATCTGAATTGGACGAAGCATACCGAACAGTTAAACAATTGAAAAGTATTATCAACGAAGTAAATCTTCTTAACGCTAAACTTCTTTACACTAACAAGTTGTTCCGTAACTTTGAATTGAATGAAGCTCAAAAAATGAAAGTAATTGAAAATTTTGATAGAGCTGGAAATACAAGAGAAGTTAAATTAGTATTTTCTACATTAGCAGAAAGTTTTAATCGTCCAACAAAGAAGCGAGTAGTTAAAGAATCTATCGCATCTAAACCAACGAGAACTACAGCTCCAAGTGTAGAAACGACAAATATTTTATCTGAAGGCTTCGAATTAGCTAACAGATGGAAAAAATTAGCAGGATTATTGTAATAACAAAAAACAAAAAAAGGAAAAAAAATGAGTATCTCAAATTTATTACAAACCAATGATTTCGTACAACGAAACCAAGCAAAAGCATTGGCTTCGAAGTGGGAAAGAACCGGTTTATTAGAAGGCCTTAAGGGCGAAACAGAAAAAGCCGGAATGGCTCAATTGCTTGAAAACCAAGCACGTCAATTAGTAAAAGAAGCTTCTTCAACTGGTGTAGCAGCTGGTTCAGAAGAGTGGGCAGGTGTAGCACTTCCATTGGTACGTCGTATCTTTGCTGAATTTGCTGCAAAAGAATTCGTTTCAGTTCAGCCAATGAACTTACCATCAGGTCTTATTTTCTATCTAGACTTTAAATATGGTACATCTCAACCAGGATTTGATAACGACAATTTAAACAGAACTGGTGATCCATTTGGTTCTCCTAACGCTGATGACTCAATGTTCGGTGTTACCACTACTACAAATGATCCATCAGGCGGTTTATATGGTGCAGGCCGTTTTGGTTATTCAATCAACGAAACCGCTAGCCTCGTAACAGCAGCAACTGGATCAGCGCCAACAACGGTTCAAGTTAATGGTGACTCTGTTTATTCAGCTTCATTATCTTCGTACAAAATGTTAACAGTTAATGTACCAACAGATGCAGATTTATATGCAGTTCGTTCATTTGTATTTTTATCGGGTTCGGCAGCTACTGAAATCATTCCAATTCAAGCATTTTCAACAATTACTAGCAATTACACTGCATCATTTGTTGTAACAACCGCTCAAGCTACTGCAATTCAAACTGCAATTAGTGCATCTAACTTTAGATTAGAGTACAGCAAACAACCAACTGATATTACTCGTGGTGATTTTGAAGATAAAACAAGTTACGGAAACGGATATAACACAGATATCGACATTCCAGAAATTAATCTTGAAATGCAATCAGAGCCAATTGTTGCTAAAACACGTAAGTTGAAAGCAGTTTGGACACCTGAATTTGCTCAAGATTTGAACGCATACCATTCAATTGATGCTGAAGCTGAATTGACTTCAATGTTGTCTGAGTATGTATCAATGGAAATTGACCTAGAGATTCTTGATATGTTGATTGCAGCAGCTCCTACAACTGAGTATTGGTCAGCATTAAACAACAACTTCTGGAACGGAACTGGATTTACTCAATCAGGTGCCGGTGCAGCTACTGCGGTAGGTGATGGATATTATAATACACAAGGTGGTTGGTTCCAAACTTTAGGTACCAAACTTCAAAAAGTATCTAATAAGATTCACCAAAAAACATTACGCGGTGGTGCTAACTTCTTAGTAACTTCTCCTGCAGTTGCAACTATCCTTGAGTCTATTCCAGGATTTGCTGCAGATACGGATGGAACTAAAATGGAATTTGCTGCCGGTGTTCAAAAAATTGGTGCAATCAATAATCGTTATACCGTATACAAAAACCCATACATGTTAGAGAATGTAATCCTTATGGGATTCCGTGGTACTCAGTTCCTTGAAACAGGTGCTGTATTTAGTCCATATATTCCATTGATTATGACTCCACTTGTATATGATCCGGTAAACTTCACTCCACGTAAAGGTGTTATGACACGTTACGCGAAGAAAGTAGTTCGTCCAGAATTCTACGGAAAAGTATACGTTCACGGTCTTAACACGCTTTAATAGTTAACTTCGATTAGC